TAACCGCCACTGGCGGACATTTGTCTTCCCCCCATGGACACAATTTGTGTGTGGAGGGTGGACAGGAGCACTTTAGCGTGTTAAAGTAACGGTATATAAATATAGCCCATGTGTATTTCAACATGGGCTGTATATATTTAGGAAAGAGCGTAAATCTCTACGGGGATTGCCGCCATATCATCACTGGCAACACTGGAAAAGCTACTATAGCGATTTCCACGTTCAAATCTGATAGCATCAGTTGTAATGCTTGTGATTTCACGTAGATACATACTCGGTTGTGCGGATTCGTCTGTTCTATCCCAAATCATCATTGTTTCATGTTCATTGGTGTATAGATTTAATGGTATAACAACTGTTCCACCGCGCACTGTTCGCTCGGTGCTAATTCGGCTAAGAAAGCGGATAAGGAAAAGTTTTGTGTTTTCAGGGGTGTTTGTTAGAGTGGCAGTAAAAGCTCCACTTTCTGTTGCACGTGTCCAAACTTTTGTCAGTTTCATGCCTGCTTTCTGTGCGGCTTCCAGCGCATTATTCGCTACCGTAGCCGCCGCCTGTGCGGTAGTGGTAGCATTAACCGCAGTCTGATTGACTGCATCCAACTGCGCCTTGCTTGCCCATTCAGCAGGGCCTTTACCGTCAAAGGTCTGAGCGTCAACCACATCAGGCCAAGCCACAACAACCATTGCATTAGCGGCATTCACCCACGCCACATACATTTCGCCGCCCTTGACAGTTTTCTTGTTGCCGTCCATAGTCACAATGTTGTTGACAGTCTCCTGATAACTCCAAGTGTTAGCGTCACCTGCCGCCACAAACTTAAACAGGGTTTCATTGGGAACGGGATTCTCCGACAGTTTCAGCAGGTTTGCGCTTGCCGTAGTGGTATAGGTGGGTACACCGCCCTTTTTGCGGATTTCAGTAATCACGCTGTCAAGGGTTTCAAAGTTGTTGTTAGTGCTCAAGGGGTTGAAAATGTCGCTTGCTTCACGCAGGTCAAGATTCAAATTAGGGGTTTGTGTAGACATATAATTACCTCCTTAAATTAGTGCTGAACAACAAAGTTCTTTGCGTCAGTGATAAATTCCTGACAGGTCTTATTGTAGTTGATAATCTGTGTGCAGGTGTTATTTTTGGCGTACATATCGCCGCAAGTCAAAGCCCCCGGCGCATGGAACATACACAAGAAATCAAACATCGCCTGAATGGTTACATACTTACCAGTCAGCAGGTTATACACCTTTGCATTTTTGATATTCTTAGTGATAATGTCCGGCAACTGCGAAAGCAACATAGCTATGCTTGCATCCGTGTAAGCGTTCGCCTGACGCAACATCGTTTTAAGTTCTGCTCGTGCATCTCTGATTTCCTGTTCAAGAAGGTCAATCTGAGCATTGACAAGTTTCTGATAGTCAGCAAAAGCCTTGTCTTGCTTTGCGGTGTAAGCCGCAAACTGTGCGTTAATGTCAGACTTAAAAGCGGCAAATTCCGCTTCAAGCTGTGCAAATTCACGCCGCAATCCTGCAATTTGCTGATCCGTGTAGGCATTAGCTTGTTTTAGGATTCTGTCCTCAATGCTGTCCACTTTCTCGTCAAGTTCTTTGATCTTCTGTAAAATCCAATCAAGATTTAACTCGTGGAAATTGGAATAGGGAAACTGCTCAAATAATCCCATTACAACACCCCCTTAATAAACTTGCAGACAAAAACGGTTTTTGAAGCTGGTAATGATAACATCAATGATATTATACAAGGCAACTTCACGTTCCGCTTCAATCATCTGTTGGGAAGTAGTCACGCCAATGTTACCATGTGCACGGCCTTTCCGCAACAGGTTTCTGTTTCCGGTTTCGTCCGTGGTATTCTCCGCAGACGTTTTAACGGATACCGTCCCCACGTCCTTTTGTTCGCTGTTGTTCTTTTCATTCTGCGTGTTGTTGTCTCGCTCCGTGGGTGTGAACTCAACTTCATTATATGCGCTCACATACTTCTGATCGTTGATAACGCCGTCCGTGTTGCTCTCTCTGGTGCTCGTGCCGTCCGTATCCGTCTTACTGGTTCCGGTTGCATCGGCTTCCGTGTTTTTCTTCGTGTCCTCTGCTTCTGTCCATTCTTCCATACGGTCATAGTTTTCAATAGGATTATACTCCAACAGCGTTGTTTTGTAAAGCCGTTCCCAGATCGGAAGCTCTTTAGCGCTCCACCTGCCAATCATGGCCTGCATAAACATAGCATCCGGGTATATTACTTCAAGTTCCGCAGTTTCCGCAAGCAGGTTGTCCTTGACAAGCTCCACGTCCACGCCATCAGGGACAACCAACTCGCCCAGAATGCCGTCATTCAACCGTTTCAGCCCCAACAGGCTTATTGTTGCCGACATTGTTCATACCTCCCTCATAAGCGTTAGGGAAACGCCATTCAACAGAAATATCTAAGCCAAACATATCATTTGTTGCCTTGATACTCTCCTGCAATTCTTCAAGCCACATAGCGCATTTACTCTGTGTCTCAACGTTATTTGCATTCACTTCATCCGTCACCAGCCGTTCCCGCTTGTCCGTGTTGGCGTTGGGAATGCCAATATCTGTGTCAAACATTGCTTCAATCTTGCGCATATCGCTGAGAATGTCGGAACTGATATACACCTGCTTCAAGTTCTGTTCGAATGCTTCCCATGCTTTACTGCCGTCATCCCGGAAAAGGTTCTTGTCAATCACGGTGCAGACTTCGCCAGACGCTACCCGGTCATACATCTTTTTGAAGCTCTCTGCGGCGGTCTTGTTACCTGCCGCAAACACATAAGCAAGATGTGTGTTCATAAGGTTCATTCCGACAGATTCAGCGCACAAGGCCAACATATCCCCGTAGTAGCCCACAATATCCATAATACCGCCGTAGTCCGGCTGTAAACGAATGATCGTGCATTGGCTTCCGATTCTCGGCTCCATAATGCCACGCAACAGGGGATTTGTGATAATGGCGTTTGTCGGCTGATAGAACACATTATAGCCGGTCAAGGTGCAACCCTGCGGAATAACGCCGAACTTGCTTGTGTTAACCACTGCGAGATAGCCCCAGCAGTACAGCACATACAGGAAATAATTCTTGCTCCAATGCTCCGGCAAATTCCACTTGAAAAGTGACATAGCCTTTTGAAGCAGGTAACGCCGGAAGTATTGGGAAAGTGCTGTGTTTCTGCAATGGACGGTAGACGGACTAACGGCGGCGTTTTGCACATTGATGTAATCATAATTTGCCGGGATTCCATTACCAATCATTGGGATCATCTCCTTTCTTTCATTTTAAATAGTAGCCAGATCGGTAGCTGTGAGATCGGCGGCTCGTGCCCTGTAATGTACTGATACCAGTATTCCGCTTGCTTGCTTCGTGCCGGTTGCGGCTTCACCGTTGGGCGCTCATAGTTATACAGGAACGCCTGCGCAAGATATGCAGGCGGCTTGTCAGACTGCGAGAACTCCCGGAACGTCATAGGATAAAGGCTTGTGCTGATCCACTGCAAGTGGTTCTCAAGCTCATATATGATCCGCTCCATCTCTTTCTGTCCATTGTCCTGCCAATCAGTACCGGCCCATTCGGAATAATGGGTGTACGGTGTCCATTGTACCAAACCATAGCCGCCCACAAACGGCTCAAGGTTTTCCCAGATTCCCGGATTCAGTGTGCTTTCCGTCTGCATATTGCCAAACATGGCAGAGATAGCGTTATCCGTCCAGCCGTTAGACTTGAAGAAATAGTGCATAATGTCGGCGTTGTTCTTCATTTCGTCCATCGACAGATAACGGTTTCCAGTAATCCACGGCATCAGCACTCACCTACTCATAGAAATATCCGGCTTCAAGGTATCCCTTTACCATTCTGTTTTCTTCGCTCGTTCCGGCAATAGCAAGATCGGCGTTTTCAATCAGTTGATAACCGGGAATAGAGGAAAGAACTTTCTTTTGACATAGGGGGCGGCCTAAGTCCTCGTTGTCCTCGTCCACCAGCAGATAGAAGATCATGCGCAACTTACAGGAATATGCAAGGGACACAATTGATCCGTTTGTGTTCAGCTTTGACACATCAGGAAAAGCCATATCCGTAGCGGCGCCAATGGTGGAAAAGATCGTGCTTGCAATACTGCCCTTACCAGAAAAGAGACTTGCAACAGAGTTTGCCACTTCACCGATTGCCGGAAGCGTGTTGCTTGCGAGTTGTGCCAACTGGATCGGAACGCCTAACTCCGCAAAATTCAGGCTGAAAACGCCCTCGCCGGAACTAAGCGCAAGCCGTGCCTGATTTGCAACCATATCAACAGCGCATTGTGCTGTCAGGGTGCTTATAGTCAGCAAGGACGGATTCAAGGCAATCCACCCCACGCCGGGGAAAAACAGGCTTGCCTGTGTATAAGGCGATTGATTTAGGTATGCGCCTCTGGTGCTCTGTGGGTGCTTTGGTATCGCAAACTCTACCGTTTCGTAATGGATCGTTGCAACCACTTTCTTACCGCTAACAGGAATGGACCACCAACCCATAGGAATAGATTCAACCGCTGTTCCCTCCACTACGAACGGATACCAGACGCAGGAAACAATATACTGCATGGGATTGAAAAGCACTTTCAAAAGCTCGCTTGAAATCTCCGTAATGCTCCCCAGATAGTCAACGTTCCCCAACATATAAGATAGGAAGCTGTTCATTTCCGTCTGCGTCAGTGCGTAATAGTGTGCCGCTCCCACGCCGCCGTCCTCTGAATTTACAATCCCCAATACGTAAGTACCAGTTGCAAGGGAAGTTTTCCACGGTGTAGCTTTTTCGTAGACATTCACGCTTGCCGGTTGCTTAGTCGGGTAGAGAACATCAATCACGCCGCCGTCAAAGATATTTGAACTGCGCTGTACATATTGCGTGCTGTTTCCGATACTGTTTTTCCAACTCGCCAGAACGTCAACCTCTAAGTGCGCCGTCCACAAGTGACCATCGCCAACCGTCCAATCCCTGATAAAATAATAGCGGTTTCCCAGATCGGAAATATACGCATAATTATAATATGAGGGATTACCCTTTAGGCCAAAGTCAAAAGTAATTTCCGGCCTTAGCAGGCTTGTAGGCATTTTCAAGACGGCGTTGTGCGTTCTCTGCGTCACGGAGCTGTCCGGTCTTTTTGTGCTGTTCTCACGCTTCTTGAACTCGTACAGCGTTACACTAAGCATAATTGACCTCCTTTAAAATAGGGGCAGGACACGAGGAAAAGTGCCCACCCCTCCGTGTGTTAATCCAGCAACAGCAGAACGCCCTTTTCCGTCATATCCATAATCGCACGGAAATTCACATGGTCATAGGTGTTCCAATAGCCGCCCTTGGCGTTGAACGGCGTGACAGCCGCCCAGTTGTTAACCTGTGCATAGCCCAAAGCTTCCTCGTCAAAGATAACGCCAAAAATACCGGCCTGCTCCACTGCGTCACCGGTCTTTGCCGTGCCGGTGGTGTCGGTGTAGACGGGGGTCACGTTAATGCTGTCAGGCGTTTCAATGGACTGCCAGAAGTTCACGCCCTCGTAATCGGTATAACGCAGATAGTTGTCATGGAAGCTGTTTGCCTTAACCATAGCATCAAACTGATCCATGGCCTTGGCGTAGAGATAGACTTTCTGCCGGTTCGCCGGGGTGTGCCGCATAACGTGCTTTTCGTTGACCACCGTCTGATACATTTCGCTTCGCTCGGTCATCATTCTGGAAATGGTGGCGATTCGTGCATACGTCCACTGCATGAAGCTGGTGAAATTCTCCGGCTGGTAAACGCTCTGTGCAGTCAGCGCAAGGCCCGTTTCCGCATTGTACTCGCTCAACAGGTGCACAATTCTTGTGTTCTGCTTCTCGGAAAGAATGGAAGCAATGTAGTTCGCCAGAATACCTCGGGCGATATTCTCCCGGTACTGCTCCAGCTTGTCAGTACGGTTTCCGGTCACAAGGCTGTTGAAGCGCATGAACTCCTCTGCGCTGGTGAATGCAACATCCATGTTGTCCTTGAAAATAGTGTAGCTATTCTCATAGACGCTCTGACCGTAGAAATTGACCTGCAACAGGTCAGGCTTGTTCAGTGCGTACATATCCACGCTCTGACCGTCTCCAATGGCGTTGGGCGCTTTGGTGGTGTCATAGGCAACAGGCCATGTGAAGCGTGCATCGTCCTCAATGGGCTTGTCAGCGATGGACAGCTTGCGAACGGCGTTACCCCAGCGCTCCATGGACATTTCCAAACCGGAAAACTTTCTGGTGTAGGGCCGAATGCTGAAAATTGTTCGGCCCCACATCTGCGACAGAGCGTTAAGCACCGGATCATAGCCGGTTTTCAGCGCCGTCTGTGCCACGCTGACGAACTCGCCCGGCGTGGTGGCGGCGATAACGCTCTGCCCGGTTGCCTGCTTGACGATATTCTGCAAGATCGTTCCGGCCTGAAATACCGTCATATCATTTACGTTTGCCATAGTTTAATTTTCTCCTTTCGGTGCCGGGTTGATAATCTCGGCAAGAATTTCTTCGGGTGTCTGAACCTTGGGCTGATTCACATTCATAATGTTGCTCCCCTGCACAAGTCCGGTCAGCTTCTGCAACTCCGCAAGGACAGGATCAACCGGCGCAGGCTGAGGAATGGGCGCAGGCTGAGGAACAGGCGCAGGCTGAGGAACGGGCGCAGGCTGAGGAACGGGCGCAGGCTGAGGAACGGGCGCAGGCTGAGGAACGGGCGCAGGCTGAGGAACGGGCGAATTGTTAATCATGGACAGACCTGCAATCTGCTGTGCGGTAAAACCGGCTTTTGCAAGGGTTAGAATTTCGTCAGGCTTAAACATTATTTCACCACCCTTACAGCGGAAACCGGGTTGCCGTTCTCATTCCATGTTACATCATAAGTCCCCTCCGGAACTTCAACCCGAACCGTTTTACCGGCGTTCTCCTTATTAAACCGCATATAATCATGCAGTCGCTTTACTTCGGGGGCAGGCTCGCCCTGCTGGAAACCATCTTTCATTTCCTGTTCCGTCCAGCCCTCCGGGCGGTTTCCCTCAAGGTGGAAATCAAAACCGGCCTGCTTCAGACGCTCGTTAATGAGATCATAGCTTTCGCCATGTGCAAGGCCCTGCTTAATGATTTCAGTTGCTTTCATGTTTTCCATATTATTTTCTTCCTTTCTTTAAATAGATCAAAATGACGTGTGCCACGTTGCGGCTTGAACATACCTGCCGCCGCTCGTGGTCAAGGTATACCTGAGAACTGCCGCCGCAGTCAAGCATAACGGCATCTTGCCATCCGTAGCTTTCAAGCAGCTTTGCAAGCTGTTCCGGCGTTTTCCGTGCTCGTAATCCGTCCTTTGACGCATACAAGCATAGCCGCTTCTGCCCGTTGACGTACTTTGTACCGATAGCCGTTCTTCCACGCCTGCCGCCTTGTGCAACGTTATAGATCGGCTTTTTGATTGCTTTCCCGTCCATCAGGATATGACTGCAAGCAATGAAATTTTCCCACGCTTCATTGGGGACTAAATCAAAATGAAAACTGTTTGCGTTGTAGTTGTCCCAGAGATAACCACGATACAGGTCTTTCCCATGGTACAGCGTTACACCGTTCCGGCGCAGAGGGCAAACAGGGTTGCCGTTCCTCATATTATATAAGGTGCCGTTAATTGCATAGTCTGCGCCGGTTGCGCTGATAATGGCTGATAGAGATTTCCGCTTTCGTGTTCGGTGGTTTGGTTTGTTCAGGTATATTTCAATTTTTTCAATGTCATCCAAAGGAATTGAAACCGCAACTTCATTCTCTTTCTTCGCTGACATGGCCAACACGCTCCTTTAGAAGTGTTACAACCTCTTTCAAATCTCGCAGTGCTTCGGTGTTTTCCTTGACAACTTCCGTCCAGCGCTCACTTTCTGCGGCATGGCTCTCCCTCTCCTTGTTCTGCATCCAGAACATAACGCCTACACAGACGATAGGGAACCCCAGATTGCTGACAAGCTGTGTTACGGTTGCGACATCCATTTGCATTTCCTTTCTGCCGGATAATAATTTAGAGTAAGGGTTTCTTGCGGTAGTCAACCGCTTGCATCAGCTTCCGGCTGTGACTTTATGCAACCCTTACTCTGATATAAGAGTAGCTTATTTCAGATACTTTGTCAAGTAGTGTTCCGCTAAATATTCTTCAAAAGTTACCTTATTTTTCATGTACGCATCCCATAGCCAGCCATACATACGTTTGAAGCGCTGTATATCCGCTTCGCTGTCGGTGTAGTATGGGGGACTGCCGGACTTGTGCAAGGAAACGTAATATGTTCCATCTGACTTGTGCCGATACACGCAGATTTTAGAGATTGCGCAAATAGGTATAAATTCTTTGATAGGTCTGCTCCGAATGTTTCCGAAATCGTTAAATGCAAATTTGTTTTCCAGTGCCATTTCAGAAAAGCGTGTGCCCTCCGTAGCCTTGTAAAGTACGGTGTTCCGCTTTTCGTCCGAAATGGGCGAATGTTGAAGCATATAGAGACATATACCTCGCTTGTTGTCTTGATAGACTTCTTTGCCCTTGGCTAACATAGCGTTTGCCGTCTTAACAAGGTTGAAACCTACAAACACCGGGTTAGCTACATCGTTAGCGTTGGCGAGACAAAGCAACTGAACCGGCTTTTTTCCTTGAAGCTCCCGGTTTCTGTTGACAGTTTCATAGCAGTTCATCAGCGCTTCAAACTCGTTTTTAATTGGGCGCTCGTGCCGTTCCGGTATAAATTCGTCAAAGATCATCAGATCAACGTCAGAAGCGTCAAAACCTCGAATGTTTGAAAACGTTGATAGCGCGGCTGAATATCCCAACGGCTTACCCTGCTGTATCTGCTTGCCGTCCTCGTCTACCTTATAAAAATAAAAGGCGCTGTTGTACTTCGTAACAGGCGAGGACGTTATCAAGAGGTTTTGATCCTCGCATATCCGCTTGAATGGAGAAAACTCCGGTTTTGTAATAATATCGGCCTGTGCCTGTGTTCGCCGGATCAACAGGAAAGTTCGTGGGACTTGGATAGATTCTAACAGACTGCCGTAAGTTTTGCCGGTGGCTCGCCCTCCAACCGCAAAGTTAAAGGGCAAGCCACGCTCAAGCAATCCGTGAACATCTAAATAGCCGCTATCTAGATATATGCGGCTCATGGGTTACACCAAAGTGCAGGTGATAAACTCACGTCCCGCCTTGCTCTGTCCGCTGATAACCTCAATGGTGTAATCCTCGCCATCCATCAGATCAGCGATATTCTGGAAATCACGCTTAAAGGTGCCGCTGTTGGTGGCGCAAACGCCGCCGTCCTTGTCCATGATCGACAGCACTTCAACTTCCTTTCCGTCCTTGTTCACGTCACTATAAATGCAGTAGGCAGAAACATCAATCTGAACGCCGATGAAATCTTTCATCTTCTTGATAGCCGGGTCAAGGGTCAGCTTGTAGGATTCACGCTTGGTCAGTTCCTTGCTGGTCTTAATGATAGTCATAGTTTTGTTCTCCTTTAAATTTATTTACCACGATATTACCGTTGGTTACATTCATGTGTTAGCTATCTGATACCTGAAAATTAAAATTCTAACGTCCTGACAAAATTCGTCATCCGTATAAAATTCATTATCTTCATGAGTATCAAACAATTCAATGATAGAATCTATAAATTCTTTGTCACTCATATTCATACCTTATTTCTGTCAGTAGCCGCTTATAATCGGCGGTTAATCCTAACGTATAAGTGCTTGGCCGTAAACAAACATTCGCTGTTATTTTGCAGGTCTGTCCCTCTGCTTCATACTCTGTTGCAATGTATGTTGGCAGATCGTTGTAAATCGCTTCAAGTCCTCCGGCTTCGACAAAGGTAAAACCATCGTGGAAAGCTGTAATTCCTCCGTGCGCTTCAAGTTCTTCACCTCCTTTCTTTTTTGAAACTCCGGCAATAGTGCAGATCAGTTTACTATCCGGCGTTTCACGGTAAACATACTTCTTTGCGCCCATTGTCCGAAATTCGCACATATCATGCTCCTGCTCGTATACGCCCATATAGTGTGTGATCCCTGCCGGATCGGTGGCGTATGCTCCGCTGTTGCGGCTGTCTTTAATGCGTTCCCGGTTGAATTTGTCCAGATTGATTTCGCCCAAGTATTTTACACTGTCAGTGTCACAATAGACAAACTGCGGCGCATTGGGGTCATCTGGATCGCCGTGGGCAAGCCTGATACCCTCCTCAAGTCTGTATCGTGCCCACGCTGTTACCCACACGCCCCACTGATAAGCAAGGAACGCCTTTCGGTTATATGCTAACAGTAAACCGGCTTCGTCCTCGTTCTGTTCTTTGAAGTCATTATCTATAAATAGGATAGACTGCTTTACCGGGTCTTGTGCGCACATTCCATAAAGCGAGTTGAGCTTGTTCTTTGATTTCATGTATAGCAGTTCTTGCCTGTCAACGTTCTTTAACTCTGTCTTGTAGTGGTAGTATTGGCAGATCGTTTTTATTAGCGGCTTCGGCAAGTATCCATAACGGGCTGTTGCCACATCATAAAATTTCATATCCGTCCATGCGTATTCACTCAATAGAATTTTCAGATCAATGTCTGTGATAGTGGTTTCCAGATAGTCAGCGGAAATAATTCTGCCATTATCAAGCAGTGCGTTTTCAACGTGTCGACACTTGGCTAATGATAGATAGGGGCAACCCCAGTCAACCCTTTGCAGGTGTGCGCCGGTAATTGCTACACGCATGATACAGGCTTTTTGTCTTTTGCCTAACATCTTGATAACTTCGTCAAATGGCACATCGCCCAGCCGGTAAAATTCGCTTACCGGGAATTTACAGTTGCACATTACATCCGGGTAACTGCTGGATCGGTCTGCGCTGTGAACATTGTGCAAGGTGTAATTTGTATAGTATCTGTTTGCATGGGTGTTACCTCCCCGGAACGCTTCCCTAAGCATCTTGTATGTCTCAAAGTCTGGTAGCTGTCCCTTAACGAAATTGTAAGAGACTTCTGCCATTGCTTTCTTAGCATCCCGGCGAACATAGCCAGTTGACGTTAGCGGAAATGTGTATAAATTATCTCCGTCATGCTCCATTTCAATCTGGATCGCTTCTGTTAAGCCTTGCACATCATGTATGCAATAAGCTAATTCCTGTTCGGTCAGTTCTGTCCATGGATAGCGTACTTTGTCATAGTCAAATGTGCCGGTCAGCTTCTTGTGCTGTACGCCCATTTTCTTTGTATAGGTATCTAAGTTCATGTTACTATGCAGGTAACTGCAACGGAACTCAAAACAGTTATACATATCACATTTCAGGACTTTGCGAGATCGAACGGCGAAAACTTCTTCCGATTCAAATAGGTAGATACCTCTTAGAAACTGAAATTCATAGGAAAGATTGTGAACAAAAACAACCAGAAAAGTGTCATCAAGAATACTCTGCAACTTCTTTTGAAATTGTGTAAATTCATCCCATGTTCTCCCAACAACTGTGTAGGCGTTTCCAAATTGCCACTGCCAGACATACATAATAGAATTTTCAATATCTGCAAGTCTGGTTGTCTCAATGTCAAACGCTGTTACAAGGTCTTTATATTTCCGGCGCTTCTTTGTGCGTTGGTTGCCTTTCTTCCGTTTTACTTCCGGTATTTGCTCAAGCCATGCAAGTGGAAATTCTGACGGCTTGATTACCATAGAAATTCATCTAACGCCTGCAATAGCTCACCGGAAGATCGTTCTACAACATTCGACTTGCGTTGAAATGGTGCATCTCGCTCCGTTTGCCACGCTTGAAACGCCCGGAAAATTTCGGCTGATTTATTGACTTTCTGCGTTGATCGTTCAAATGCTTCTGAGTTTTTGATTTTCTCGTATACGTCCATTGCTACGAGACTGCCATAGCCACGCAGGTTAGACGCTTTCCAGTAACGGAAGAACTCGCCCAGATCGTTGAAATTTTGTTCGTTGACGTATTCATAGCCATGTTCGTGGAAAGTCTTGATTGCTTCTTTGCGATAGCGTTTAATGCCGGTAAGTGTGCCGGTCTTGGCTTGCATCATCTTTGCAAGGTCTGCCAATAGGATTTTCTGCTCGTATGGTTTCAGTTCAGACGCTGGTTTATACTTGTCCTTGTTATAGTAGTATGTCTTGCTTTGCCTGCCGATTTCGCTTTCTTCAATGCGCTTTAAGCGCTTCACGGCAATTGCTCTTAGTCTCTGGTATTCATGCTTGATTGTTTCAGGTGTCCATACATCAGCGTGTCGGATAGCATCCAGTGTGTAAAATTCCGGGGTTTCTTTGGGGTCAATCACTTCCCCAGTTGCCGGGTCTGCTGTTCGGTAAAACTTCATGCTTTGCTATCTCCTTTCGGAAAAGCTCACGGCAATAAGCCGAGGTACTCATATCACGTTCGGCGGCTATGACCTCAAGCATGTCCTTGAGGTCAGCCGGAACGGATAAAGTCAAATGGGTAATTGCCCGGTGCTTAAAACGGCTTCGCATTGTTCTCTGGTCAACTCCTTTCGTATGAGGTTAATGCGGAGACTTGGCTTAGTGCGCTTGATATAGTTCACGCATTCCAGCGCCGCAAACAGACTATAAAAAACATACGTTCTCTTAGGAATCTGCTCAAAGTGGACAGTCAGTAAAAAGCACTTAGTTTTCATGTAAATTCCTTTCTAACAGGTGTGAACCTTGTTCGTTGTATTCCCAAATTTCAACATCATAGCCGCAGTTATGGAACCGGATAGAACGCTCAAGAATCCAGCTATAATCATTTGACCAGCAACTAAGCTGTTCGCCGTTCTTGTAGTAGATCAGACGATAACGCATTCAGTTCACCGCCTTTCCGCCTCTAATAATTAACTCCATGCAAGTATCTTGTTTCTGGTAAAACTCCACTGTGTCATAGATGTTTTGTTTGAACTCATACACAAGGATTGCGCTTTTCAAATGCCTTCATCATATTTCCACATTACTAAGTATATCATTGTTCAAACCTCCCTTCCGAAATACCGCAGTGCTAACTGTGCCATGCGATGATCGTCTTTCATGAGTAGCATAAGCATATTCCATACTTTCCATTCACCTTTGAGAATTGCAACCTCTTGGTCACACTCACCATATTTGTCACGCTTACTTGAATAGAGATCAAAAGCAATGCGTTCCCAATTTTCAATGTGCTTCACAAGAGTTTTATAACGGATTTCATCGTTCATGCTTCATTCCTCCTTTAACGTTCGGCTATTGTGTTCTGTGTTCTGTTCCTTATTGGATTGTCTATATCTTAGCATATAAAATACGGAAAAGCAATATCTTTTAGTATTATATATTCTAATACCATAAGAAAATAATATACTTCCGCTTTAGCACGTTAAAATGCACCCTGTCCGCCTGCCACGCACAAATTGTGTCCGTGTTGTGCGCACAATTTTGTCCGTGGGGGAAAGACAAATGTCCGCCAGTGGTGGTTAATC